TATTTTTATTCACGACGGTCACGATCAAGAAATCGGCAATCATCACAGGGCCGGTGACGGGCACGCTAGCTTCGAACTCGCGATGCGAGGTCGAACATGCATCAAGAGCGAGATCGCGTCCCTAGGGAGCTTTCTATCGCTTCTGAGACGCCCTGGTCTACGTATTATCGAAGTCGAGTCGAACCACGATCTCGCGCTCGGGCGCTACATCAAGGAAGGTCGCTATCGCAATGATGGCGTCAACCTAAAGTTCGGTCTCTGGCTCGAAGGGGAAATGGTCGAGCATCGCGAACACGTCGCGAAGGAGCTTGACGCTTATAAGGCGCCAAAGAAGTTCGCTCTCCTGGAAAACGCCCTTCGTGAGATCATGGGGAGTCTGATCGATCACGTTGAATGGGCCTATGACGGTGAAAGCTTTCTTGTCGATGATATCGAGTGTGGACATCACGGCTTTCGCGGCGCTAATGGCGCTCAAGGTACGGTCTCCGGTTACGCCAAGATGGGCCGTAAGATGTCGATCGGCGACAAGCATAGTCCTTCCATCAACGAGGGAGTCTATGGCGCGGGCGCGATGAATCTTCAGCACGGCTACAATCTCGGGCCTTCGGGCTGGGCCGTGTCGCACGTTCTGCAATACGCCAATGGAAAGCGCTGTATTGTGACTCTTCAATCTGGAAAATGGCGAGCTTGAATGCAAGTCATAATTGACTTATGCTTTCGTAGACACTAGGAACAGTTCATGTCGGTCATTCTTCAAATAAATCCCTCGCCGACGCTTACTGCGACGATCGCCTCGACCTTGACGGCTGCGGCGACAGCGACGACCGAGGCTGGAATCGCGACGACACAAGCGGGTAATGCCGCCGCGTCGGCGACTGCCGCCGCCACTTCGGCGACGAATGCCGCCGCGTCGGCAACGTCGGCATTGGCGGCCGGCGCTTCAGGAGCAGCAGCGGCTACGTCAGCGACAGCGGCAGCGGGTTCCGCTACAGCGGCAGCTGGTTCCGCTACAACGGCAGCGGGTTCCGCTACAACGGCAGCGGGTTCAGCCACGACAGCGACGACGCAGGCGGGCAACGCCTCTACCTCTGCTGGTAACGCCTCCACCTCTGCTGGTAACGCCTCCACCTCTGCAACAGCGGCGGCTACGTCAGCGACAGCGGCGGCGGGTTCGGCCACGACAGCTACTACTCAAGCTAGCAACGCCTCTACTTCAGCGACCAATGCCGCTGCATCGGCGACGGCGGCGTCAGGCGCCGGGGCTTCAGCGACAGCGGCGGCGGGCTCAGCTTCAGCGGCGGCTACGTCAGCGACAGCGGCGGCGGGTTCAGCCACGACAGCTACTACTCAAGCTAGCAACGCCTCTACCTCGGCGACCAACGCATCCACTTCAGCGACTAATGCCTCCACCTCCGCTACGGCGGCGGCGGGTTCAGCCACGACGGCTACCACTCAAGCGGGAAACGCCGCCGCTTCGGCCACGACGGCTACCACTCAAGCGGGAAACGCCGCCGCTTCGGCCACGACGGCCACTACTCAAGCTGGCAACGCCGCCACCTCAGCCACAGCAGCGGCGGCTTCCGCGACGGCGGCGTCAGGCGCCGGGGCTTCAGCGACGGCAGCAGCCGCGTCAGCGACAGCAGCGGCGGGTTCGGCCACGACGGCGACGACGCAAGCTAGCAACGCCTCTACCTCTGCGAGTAACGCCTCTACTTCCGCAGCGGCAGCGGCGGCTTCCGCCGCCTCGATCTCAGGCGGCCCCGTTACCTCAGTTGTGGGCCTGACTGGCGTCATCACGCTCACGCAGCTCAACACCGCGCTCACCGCTCTCGCCAGCAAGACGATCACCGCCAGCACCATCGACTCGTCGGCGATCGGCGCGACGACGGCTAGCACCGGAGCGTTTACGACGCTGAGCGCGACCGGCACCGTTACCCTACCTGGCGGTTCAATCACCAATACGATGCTGGCGGGTTCGATCGCAGCGGCCAAGCTCGTAGGCACCGACATCACCGTAGTCGGTACGCTGACCGGCGGCGCGACCGGAGCGGGCTTCACGGTGAACTTAGGAACCTCGACGATCTCGGGTACGCTCCCAGCGAGCGCGCATCCAGCGCTGACTGGCGACATTACATCGACGGCGGGCGCTCTCGCGACGACGCTGGCGACCGTGAACAGCAACACCGGCTCCTTCGGCAGCGGCTCCTCGATCCCCACCTTCACTGTCAATGGCAAGGGACTCATCACCGCCGCCGGCTCGGCTTCGATTGCCGCGCCGCTGTCAGGTATCTCAGGGCTGGGCTCTGGCGTCGCGACCGCGCTGGCCGTCGCGGCGGGTGGCGTTGGCTCTGTTCTGACGACTGGCGCGAACGCGAACATTACCGCTGGCTGGACCGTCACCGCCGTCAGCCTGACAACTGGTAGCGTCACGCCAGCCCCGCTCAGCGGCAACTATCAATACATCACCAACAATGGCGCGTTCACAGTCACCGCCGCGACGGGCGCTGATCACGCCATCGATCTCCTAGTGACGAACGGGGCTTCGGCGGGAGCGATCACGTTCTCTGGCTTCACAGTAGGCGCCAGCCCAGGAACGGCGTTAACGACGACCAGCGGCAACAAGTTCATCGTGTCGATCCGGCGCATCAATGGCGTCTCGACCTACAGCATCTACGGCCTGCAATGATCCCCCATACTTCGACCTCTCATACCTCTTTTCTGATGCCGATCCCGCGCGCACAGTGGCGTACTCCATCTCGCGCGATGCCAAAGGATCAGTTTGGCAACGAGAACCAGACCCGCTTCCGTTTGACTGGGCGCCTTAATGATGGCTTCGTCATCTGGCGCGGATGGTTCGAAGACAGAGATGATGCGGATGCGTTCCTGTTCGCGCTCGCCGACGGCTCGCTCAAGCGCCAGCGTGCGCTCTGGGACTTGCCAACACCCGCTTGGGCTCCGGGGATGCACGAGGGGCTAACCTACGACTTTGCCACCGTCACCTTTCTTAACTCAACCGCCGGCTCGTTTTATACAGTCCCAGGCGACTGGAACTCGGCGAACAACACTGTCGAGGGTATCGGCGCCGGCGGTAATGGCGGCGTCGCCACGAGCGGCCCCAACGCCAAGGGCGGCGGCGGCGGCGCCTATGCGCGCGTCGCTAATCTTTCGATCTTCGGGTTAGTTAGTTATCGGACAGGTACGCCGGGCGGCACGACCGGGAGCGGCTCGAGTTTTACCGCCAACACATATTTAAGCAGCTCCGGCGTGCTTGTCGCGGCGGGCGGCGCAACTGCGTCAACGACCGTGCCCGGCGCCTCTGGCACTGTCACGAACAGCGTTGGCGCAGCGCAGCGCTATGCCGGTGGCGCTGGCGGTACTTCTGGGACTTTTTCCGGTGGCGGCGGCGGTGCGGCCGGCATCAACGGGGCTGGTTACGCGGGAGCATCAGTAACCGGAGTTGGCGGCAGCGCGGACGCCGGGACCGGCGCCATTGGCGCTTCACCCCCTGGTTCAGCGGGCAACGGAAACACGGGTGGAGCCGGTACGGAGTGGGATGTTTCTCACGGCTCCGGTGGTGGTGCGAGTTCCGGATTTAATTCGGGTAATACGAATGGCGGCGTAGGTGGAAACTATGGAGCAGGCGGCGGAGGCGCCACCGGCACTGGCACTGGCGGCTTAGGCGCCACTGGTCTCATCGTCGTGACCTATATACCCGCCGGTTTGGTTAACGGCGGCAACATGCCAATGATGGGAATGTAAAAATGACGGAACTCGTTGGCTATCAACTCGTCGATCAAGCGAGCAATGTCATTCAATCCTGGGGCGGCGTCATCGGTCAATGCCCCGGCGTGCCGGATATACTCTCGCTTCCGAACGGCGATCAGGTGCATTGCCCAGCCATCGGGGCGCCCTACGGCGAGTGGACGCTTCAGCCCTGGAACATGAGCCCTCCCGCTCCGACGCCCGATAGCCTCATCGCGTATGCTGAGATCGCGCAGACGAGCCATCTCGCGGCTGGCGCGACGTTCGACCTGGGTGGCGTAAGCATTCTTTGTGACGGCGCCAACTCGACGCGCGCTGATCTCGCGCTGCTCGCGCTGTTTGGTCAGAGCGTTCCGACGGGTCAGAAGTCGTGGATCGACAATAACGGCGTCGTCACGTCGCTCACTGGCGCACAGTGCGTTACGCTGGCGATGCTCGCGGGGACGTGGATCAGCGACAGCTATACCTTCATGGTCTCGATCATGAGTCAGATTGGCGCGGGCGCGATCACGACGACAGCGCAGATCGATGCGCTGAGCTGGCCCACCACCTAAATTCTACTGGAAGTAATATCACGGCGGGTGCTCTGATCTAATACGGGTCAGAGCCCGTCGTACCCCTAGAGTTACAAATATTTTTCGAAATCAAGGATAGATCATTACTGACTTACCGCCTAAGCTCATGTCGTTAAGGCTTAACAACTAGAGGTAAATCAGATGGGTTCTCCCAAGGCTCGCGCCGGCAATCGCCAGAGTCGTCGAGAAGCGAAGCGCGGTTCACATGAACCCCTTATTCGCACCGTTCAAGAGGAGAGTTCCCGACGCATCGTCAAAGCCGCCCGAACCATTCTGAGACCACTCACCGAGAACCAGGCTGAATACGAGAAGTCCATTCTAGCGAATGTCGTCACCTTCGGAACGGGAAGCGCTGGCACGGGCAAGACGTATTTCGCCGCTATGCTCGCCGCTGAGGCGCTCAAGGACGGCAAGATCGAGAAGCTGATCATCACCAGACCCATGATCGAGGCCGGCGAGTCGATGGGCTTTCTACCCGGCACGGCCGACGAGAAGTTCGAACCGTATCTGCGCCCTGTGCGTGACGCCTTGAAAGAGAGTCTAGGCTCGGGCCATCTCGAATATCTTCTGAAGGCCGGCGTAATCGAAGCGCGCCCGCTAGCCCTGCTTCGCGGCGCCTCCTTCAAGGACAGCTGGATCATATTCGACGAGGGTCAGAACTCGACGCCGGTTCAGATGCAGATGTTTCTCACGCGCATCGGTCAGCGTTGCAAGGTGATCGTCAATGGCGACATGAAGCAGAAGGATATTCAGGGCACGTCTGGCCTGGCTGACGCCGTGCGCCGCTTCGGCCATCTGCCTCAGTTCGGTCATGTGGCGTTCACGCCGGACGACATCGTTCGCTCGGGCATCTGCCGCACGATCGTCATGGGTTACGACGAAGATTAAATTCCCTGCTAAGAGCCACGTTCGTTTCGCTATAACATACGCATGACAAGCGAAACGAACGACACGCCCTTTGGTCTCGATCTGACCGACGCTCAATACGACGCCCTTATGTTCAAGCACGTTCGACAGGACATGCGGCAATACGAGGGCGCTCTCTATACGAGCAAATGGTTTGACTACCGCTTCATGAACCCGGTGGCGGCGGCGTACCTCTACGCCGATGAGTACGTGAAGCAGTTTCGAATCTTCTATCGCAAGACGATCGACTACAAGGCGGTCGAAGGGCCGCGGCCGATCACGCCGATGAAGAATAAGAATCTGTTCAAGTGCCCACAACCCTTCATCACGGCGATCTGGCGCGGCCGACAACACGCCGATGCAATGGGAATCCCCTATGATCTCTATCTTGAATTCGCCTTCGAAGGACGGCTTCGCTTCTGGAAGCGAGCTCACCTCCCCGGCCCCGCGCTTCTCTATTCGACGGACGTTTGCGAATATGTTCAGGAGCAATGGGAGAAGCGTCAGCTCGGCGTTCTATTCTATGGTCGTCACAGCGCTTATCGCGCGCATCGATACGCCGGAACCTCGGCGCAGAACGACCATCATGAGTGGCTACTCGATCAGGCTACCAAGCGAACCAACGCCTTCATGTCCCTGAACGATATGTTCGAGGGTGAATTGCTGCCGATCGAGAAGATTCGACTTCGTTTCGGCGAAGATGTTTCCCAGCGTATTCTCGAAGCAGCCTAGAGTATTCCGCTTCGCTTTACACTATACATTACGTCACGAATGCAGACAGAGAGTAATCACATGGCTGAAGTTTACAAGGCTCGAGAAGTGTTGACCGTCTCCCGTTTCAAGGGCAAGCCGAAAGCGAAGGTCTGGTCGCACATGGACGATCTGAAAGCCCTGAAGGGTAAGAATGTCATTCTTGATCTCGGGGGTTACGTCGTCGCTGGCTTGTTAGTGGAAGCGGACCAGTTCACGATTCAACTTATTAACGAGAGTAGTAAATCAATAACGACTTATTTCAAGGGGAGCATGATCTCCTTCCGCGCGGCTATCTAAGATGCCCGCGCTCGCGTTAGTCCCCGAGGAGCCGGTCGAGCCTGGCTATGACTTCGGTGAAAGTTTCCAATCGAAGATCGTGGCGTTCCTTATGCTCGACACGAAGTTCGCTCAACGCACCGAGGGCCTGATCGACCCTCTGTATTTCACCAGCGCGTCCGACGCCGCGATCGTCTCCGTGTGTCTCAAGCACTATGCGACCTACAAGGAAGCGCCGCGTTCGACGCTCGCCCACGTTTTCAAGAAGGCGTTCGACACAAAGCAGATCAGGGCCGACCTTAAAGCCGACGTTCGCGACACGCTTCGGAAATACATGAAGAATCCGCTCGAGGATCGCGAGGTCGTCATCGACGAGATTTCCGACTTCGCCAAGAATCGCGCGATGGAGCGCGCGATCATGGCCTCGGCCGAGCTCGTGGGTAAGAAAGACTACGCGAAAATTCGCAAGCTCATGGATGAAGCTCTTCGGGTCGGTAGCGCCAGCGACGCCGTGAGCTACGATTATTGGAAGGAAGCCTCGAACCGAACCACGCTTCGCAAGGAGCTGCTCTCGGGCGTCAAGGTTCGGGATGGCATTACGACCGGCGTCGATGATTTCGACAAGCTACTCTACCATCACGGATGGGGCCGTAAAGAACTCGCCGTTCTAATGGGGGCGCCTAAAGCCGGGAAAAGTCTCGCGCTAGCTGACTTCGCCAAGGTCGCGTCGATGGCTGGCAAGAACGTGATCCTTTTCAGCTGCGAAGTCTCGGCGCGCATCATCGCGGATCGCGTAGACGCTTCCGTAAGCGACATGATGATCAAGATCATCGGCGACAACCCGATCGCTGTGCAAGCCGCTGTAGACGCCGCGGCGAAGCAGTCAGGGGCCTTCGCGATCGAGGAGTATGCTTCCGGCTCGCTGAAAGCTTCCGAGATTAGGCGCGTGCTGGATCGCTTCCGTTCGACCGGCACCATCTTCGATCTGATCGTGGTCGACTACGGCGACCTCATGGCGCCGGAACGTCACTCAGACGAGCTGCGGGAGAACCTACGCACGATCTTCATCGATCTGCGCGCGATCGCCTTCGAGAACAACGCCGCCATGCTGACGGCCACGCAGACGAACCGTGAGGGCGCCAAGTCAGCGATCTCGAAAATGACCGACGTGGCCGAGGATTTTAATAAAATACGTACCGCCGATGTGGTTATATCGATCAACTCGACCGACGCCGAACGTCTCGCTGGTGAGACCAGACTGTTCTTCGCAGCCAGTCGAAACACGGAGAGCGGCTACGTTCTGCGTATCAAAGGCGATCGCGCGAAGATGCAATTTTTGAATAAAGTAATCGGCAAGGAGGCATTCTAATGTCCGACGACGCCACCGAAATCTCGGAGGCGCTCGATCTTGAAACTTGGCTAGAAAACGAGGGTATAGCGTTCAAGGCGGTTCAGGGTCGCAGCGGCCGTCAGCTTCAATTGCTCGAATGCCCCTCGTGCGGCAAGCGCGAAAACAAGGTCTACCTTAACGCCGAGACTGGGATCGGCAACTGCTTCTCTGGTTCATGCGAGACCGGGTTCAACAAGCTCAAGTTCATCCACATTCAAACGGGCCTGAGTTGGCGCGAGACGTTCGAGCATTGTCGCCAGTTTCTCAAGGAGCAAGGCTGGCGCCCGCGCAAGATGGTTACGGCCGCGGTCGAGCAGGAGAAGGCGACGCTGCCGGATTCGTTCGCGCTGCCGACCGAGGACGGATCAAACCTTCAGTATCTCGAGGACCGCGGTATCACGGGTGAGCTCGCCAAGCACTTTCACTTTCGCTTTTGTGAGCGGGGCTGGTGGAACTTCACGCGTCAGGACGGCAGCAAGGGCGGTCAGAAGTTCGACATGCGGGTGATCATCCCGGTGTACGACCTGGATGGAACCTTCGTGACCTTCCAGGGTCGGGACATCACTGGCGAATCAGAATCCAAGTATTTGTTTCCAGCGGGTCTCCCTGGCACGGGTCGATTTGTCTACAACGGGCAAAATTGCGTCAACGTTAAGAGGATGGTTCTTTGTGAAGGCGTTATGGATGTCGCCGCCGCCAAGATCGCCTTTGATGAGGACGTAGCCCTGCGAGGCGTGACGTGCTGCGGGAGCTTTGGAAAGCATTTGTCATATGGGGATCTGAATGGCGACGACCAGCTCGGTAGGATTCTCAAGCTGAAAGGCTTCGGATTACAGGAAATTACCTTGATGTGGGACGGCGAAGCGAGCGCGCTTGTCGCCGCGCTCGACGCCGCCAAGCGCATTAAGAGCCTCGGGCTCAGCGTCCGGATCGCCATGTTGCCGGCCGGAAAGGATCCTAACGAGGTGCAAGGCGCGGTTGTTCGGGAAGCCTTCTATAAGGCTCAGCCTTATACAACCTTACTCGATGTAAAATATAGGATTCGCAATCCGTACCCGGTACATCAACACTGATTGCAATTTCCCAGTCGAGAC